CTTTAACAGGTTCTAAGCTACTTTTTAAAGGGATTAAGACTTCGCAAAATGACGTCCGTGATACATTGAAGGGAATTACTGAATTAAGTACTGTATTAATAGAAGAGGCTGCAGATTTAGATAAAGACTTTGAAGACGTTTTAGAACTCCTCAGAGGTACTATGAGAACTAAAAATAGGTTCTATAGAGTAATAATTACACTGAACCCTAGAAGCAAACATCACACTATCTATAAGAAATTTATTGCTGGCTTAGAGAATGAGAATACTTTCTGCGGAGACCATAGAGGGGCTTACATAATCAACTCTAATTATACAGACAATCCTAACCTTCCAGCTCAGTACATTAAGAATATTAAAGCAGTAGAGACTAATAATCCTGAAGTCTATAAGTGGGTATACTTAGGAGCTTGGAAACCAGCTAGTAAGGGCCAAATAATTAAGAGATATAAAACAGGAGAATACAAAGAATTTACTCCGAGCATTATAGGTATTGATTTAGGGTATCGTGATGAATCTGCAGGACTTATGCTTAGCCTAGATAGAGAGAGAATGCAGCTATATGTTAAGCTAGTATTATTCGGCAGTGAATATACTCAAGATGACTTAGAGGTAGCACTAGCCCCCTACTACGATTATGACATGATACTAGACTCTGCAAGGCCCGAAATTATAGAAGGCCTAAGACGCAAGAACTTCAAAGCTAAAGGCTCTAAAAAGGGAGCTGGTAGTGTATTAGACGGTATCCAGAGAATGACTTCGTATGAGATAATAGTAGACCCTAGCAACTCTAAGGACGTATTAGAAGCGTTTAGTAGATACGAGTGGAAGACAGGCTCTTTAGAAGCTCCTAACCATGACTTCAGTCACATTCCAGATGCTATAAGATACGGGGTGATGTACTTGACTCAGGGTGGAAGCGGTAACTACTATATAGATGGTAACGACTACGCTCAGGGAAGAGACTACTCTCTCAGATACTCAATAAATTAATAGTAAGAGCAGCCCTCGTAGGTTGTTTTTAATAAAACGTAATAACAACAAACTAACTAAAAGAAATAATGGCAGAAAAAAGAAATGTTCACGTAAAGGTGACAAGTAATGTAAACTCAGTCTTAAATAAGATGGGTGATACTGCAGGGAAACAGGGCAATAAGACCTCTGGAGCTCTCAGTAAAATAAAAGGCCTATTCTCTGGAATAGCTAGCTCTGCTGGAGCTGCTACGGGAGGTATAAAGGCAATGACTTCAGCATTAATAACTTCAGGAGTTGGAGCTATAGTAGTGGCCTTAGGCTCTATGGTTGCTCTATTTAGAAGTGCTATAACTGAGTCTATGGACTTCTCTAAGTCTTTATCAGGACTAGAGGCAATCTCTGGAGCTTCTGCTGAGGAAATGAAAGCACTGTCTGACAATGCAAAAGAATTAGGAAAAAGCACAAAGTTTACCGCCTCTGAAGTGGTAGAGCTTCAAACTGAATTCGCTAAGTTAGGATTTAGTACTGGCTCGATACTAGATGTAACTAAAGCTACTCTAGACTTAGCTGCTGCTACGGGTACAGATTTAGCTAATGCTGCTATGGTTGCTGGTAATACTCTAAACGGATTCGGATTAGATACTGAAGAAACTGGTAGAGTTGCAGATGTTATGGCTAAGGCCTTCTCTAGCTCTGCATTGGACATTGAGAAGTTTCAGGAGTCTATGAAATTAGTAGCTCCAATCGCTAAAGTAACTAAAACCTCATTAGAAGAATCTTCTGCGGCCCTAAGTATATTAGCCGATAGAGGTGTATCTGGCTCTTTAGCTGGAACTCAACTAAGAAGGATAATGGCTGACCTAGCTACTAAGACTGGTAAAAGCTTTCAGGATTCTTTAAAGATTACTGCGGACAGGTTAAGCGCTGCAACTACTACGGCTGACAAATTAGCAATAGCTAAAGAGTTGGTAGGTGATAGAGCTAAGGGCTCTCTTATTGCTCTGGCTGAGAATAGATTAGAGGTAGATAAACTAACAACGGCTTACAACAACGCCGCTGGAGCTGCTGAAAATAAAGCCAAGGTGATGGGCGACAACCTTACTGGAGACATTAGAAGGCTATCTAGTGCATGGTCAGGTTTCTTATTAGGCCTAGAAGATGGTACTGGTATTCTAAACGAAATATCTAGAGGTGCTGTACAATTATTTACAGGCGCTTTAAATGGCCTATCTTATGCTGGTGATGTATTATCTTTCACATTCGTTGACTTATGGAGAGATATTGAGGCTAGAACTAAGAACGGTGTAGAGTTTGCTTCTGTTTACTTTGGTATACTAGGGGAAAAGATAAGTGTATTCGCTAATGAAGCTTTATTAATATTCTCTAAAATACCTATCCTAGGAGACTCAATAGATAAAGCTAAAGTAGAAGCTAATATTAAAGATGCTGAAGATAGTCTATTAGAGTTGAATACTAGACTAGGAGCTGCTCAAGATGAAGCTAATAAGCTTAATATAATGCGAGCCAATAGACAAGGTAGATTCCTACAGGAAATGGCCGACAAAGAAGCTGCTAAGAAACTTAAAGAGGAAAAGAAAAAAGCTAAAAATAAAATAGAGGAATTCGTAGAAGGCACTGGTACTATCGAAGAAGACCCTGAAGTAAAAAGACTTCAAGCAATAGAAGACTTTAAGAATAAACTCAAGAAAAAGTCGGATGACTTTGATGCTAAGACTAGAGATGAGAAAAATCAACTAGCTAGAGAAAGACACCTAGCAGAGTTAGAGGAACTACAGCTTAATGAGATAGAAAAAAGAGAATTAATAGAATCAGTTAATAGGTTTTATGATGACAAGGCAAACGCTATTAAAGCTGAGGAGAAAGCCCTAGCAGAAGAAGCTAAGTTGAAAACTGCAGAACAACTAGAAATAGATTCAGCTGCTGAAGCTCAGAGAGTTATAGATAATGAGAACTTCAAGAAAGACTCAATCAATAGACTTCTGGACGCCTCTATAGGTGCTGCTGGACAAGAGAGTAAAATAGCTAAAGCATTGTACGTGGTTAAGCAAATACTAGCCCTCAAAGAGCTCGTAGCTCAGGCTAAAACATCTATGGCTAAAGCTAAAATTAAAGCCGGTGAATCGATGGTAGATGTAGCAAGTGGATACGCCAAGTCAGCTGCTACCCTTCAACCTTGGATTATTGCTGGATATGCTGCTAGTGCTATTGGAATTGTAGCTAATATCACGTCTGCTTTGAGCAATGTTAAGAAACAGACTAAAATGGGTGGAGGTGTTTCTATGCCGTCTATTAAAGCTCCTTCAGCAGCTCCTAACAAGTCTCCTGAATTAAATGTTATCGGAAGTGGTAATGCTACGAAAGACACTATGGCCACAGTAACCAACTCTATACAACGCAACCAAGACAGGCCGCTAAAAGCCTATGTAGTTGAATCTGAGGTTAGTGAAGCTCAATTTTTATCTGGACGTTCTAGGAAATCTGCTTCTATGTAAAAGTTAAATATTTATTTTAAACTCAAGACCCTCATTCTTAATGGTTTGGGGGTTTTTTACGAAATAATCCTACACACTTTGTACATTTATCTTGCATATATCAAAAATATGTTATACTATTGTGGTGTAGAAACAACACACTAACGACACACTTATGAACACCATTATACTTTTAGCGATTACAGTATCATTATTTAACTACAGAAAAACACTTTAACTATGAATTTTGACATTAGAAACACCAGCACTGAAAGATTGAAAGAGATTATAGCTACTAAGGAGTATTTTTTAGGGGCTTACGTAAAAGAGGTTAGCAAAGAGCTAAGAAATAGAATTAATAACTAAAATAAATAATATGAAAATAGTACAATACGCAGTTGGCACAATAGTTGGTTCAATGATTTTAATGGCTCTATTTGTAGGGGTAATACAAGGACAATTTAACGTAGCTTTAGGGCTTTAATAATTACAGATATGGAAATGATATTAACACCAATAGTAATGATAGTAGTATTTATTTTATGCTACACTATACCAGAGACTAGAGCAGAGGCTGAAGCTGTAGAGAATAGAAGGCTTAGAAAGCAGAGACAGAGAGGTAACTACAACGCTACCCCTAGAACATCACCGAGAAGGGCAGTATCTGAGAATCTAACCTTTCAGAGTGCATATAAAGAGTATACTTATAGCCAGCAACGCAAAATAGCCGAGGAAATCTTCGATGTTATTCACAATCAGAGCAAAATAAAACTAACTCAGGCTCATCTATTGTGGAAGAAGGACGTAATAGAAGAGATAAAAGTAGTTATTTCTGGCTTGGACAGTAGCGATGACTTTAGCCACGAAATGTACAGCGATATGCTTACTGAAGCTAAAGCTGAATTGATAACTTTAGAAAAACATATAAATAAATCACTAGATAAGTAGAAATACACATCATATATTTAAGAGCTGCATTTAAAGTGCGGCTTTTTTTGTATATTAGCAATCATGAAAAGATTCCAGATACATTTAAAAGAAAGTCAATTAAATCGGCTTGAAGACATTGCAAAAGCTAAAGAAGAGCCAGTTAGTAGATTAATTAGAGATGCGGTCGATATGTACCTAAAAACACAAGACTCAAAATAAGCACTTCTAACGGCTTATATACACACTTCCTATACATACACACCAGAAGTATACTTAACCCTGCTTAAAAGGCCTCTAAATAGCCTTAAATAGCCTCCTAGAGCATCATTTCCCTCAGCTAGAAGAGAGTTGTTTATTTAACAGTTATAAAGCCTAAGTCTTGGTTGATAATTTCGCCTACTTGTGAATAATTATTGCTTCTCTAAGGTTTATACATAGTTTATATTTACACTATGATAAAAGCAGAGATATTTAAAGAAGTCAAAGGCTACGAGGGAATATACGAAGTATCAAATTTCGGTAGAGTTAAATCATTAGCTAGACTGGATACGATGAATCGCCAGTTAAAGGAGAGAATTCTAAAAGCAGCTACTAACAGTAAAGGATATAAGCATGTATTACTATGTATAGAGGGCAAAACCAAGACTATCTATATTCACAGTCTAGTAGCAGAAGCATTTCTAGGATATATAAGAGATGGCAATATTAATACAGGTGTAGTAAACCATATTGATGAAGACAAGCTTAATAATAACGTAGAAAACTTAGAAGTAGTGTCTGCAAGAGAGAATCTTATTCACTCTAGAACGAAAAGAAGAGCTTCTGGATTACCTGCTAACATCAAACAGCGCCCCAACGGAAGATATGCAGTGCAAATTTTTCACGGCACAAAGGGTGATAAGTGTCAGTGGTGTCTAGGTACGTTTAATAATGTTAAAGAAGCCGTAGCAGCTAGAGATGACTACTTTAAAATGCAAGATAGACTCAGAGACGTGGTTCTAGTAGATTAATTTAGTATATTTGTCACCGTAAACGATATTATGGCCGTAGGGATATACTTAAAGAGTCACATAAACAAAGACGGGAGAAGAGCTTTAGAGATTAAGGCGAGACACAAGGGGTTAGCCTTTAGAAAGGGCTTAGGTATTTCGGTACACCCTTCTAAGTGGGATTCTAGAAGCTATAGAATTAAGGGGGCTATCCCTTCAGTAGCAGAGAAGTTATCCAAGGTAAAAGATAATATGTATCACAGCTGGGAACTATACGAAGCAGGGGTCTTTACATGGCAAGAATTAACCAGAAGATTAGACTCAGGAAACAACGACTCAGAAGACGTTTTAACCTTCGTTAGAGACGTTTTTAGCCAGTCTCGGACTAATGCTACCACTCAGTCTTATATAAACGCTGTACGGGCATTTAAGCTCATTATGAACCTCAAGACAGTCACCTTTAATCACTTCAATTACTCTAACATATCTCAAGCAGTTAACAAGTGGAAGGCTAAGGACTTATCACCATCCAGTATCAATACTTATATAAAGCATATAGCAGCTATAGTCAATGAAGCATTTAGAAGAGGTTTAGTTAGTGAAGCCTTTGTTAATCACAGAAGCTATAGACAGAAGGTAGGCACTACTATAGTCAAGACTGCAACTCCTGAGATGTTTAGAGAAGCTATAGACAAGGTAGATAACATTAGAGACTTCCAAGCATTAGCCTTCTGGTTACTCCAGTTCACTATGAGGGGGATGTATACAAGTGACTTAGCTACTATGCACCTACACAATAGGGAGAATGAGACTGAGGACTCTAATAGATACGTACTACATAAGAGACACAAGACGGGTGAAGCAATGACTATATTATATAGCTGTGAGCCTACAGAGGCCATCCTAGTAGCCCTACAGAACTCTATCTACATGACTCATAAGAATATGTTACCAGATAGGACTAACCCTCTACAGCTGTTCATATATGACTATGAAGACTCTAGAAAGCATAAGAATGTATGGGACATATATAGTAAGAGATGCAGTAAGCTACTACTACCTATGAAGACTTCTAGAAAGACGTTTGAGAGTTACGCATTAATGCTGGAGGTGTCTAGTGAGATACGCTATAGATTATTAGGCCATACTGACCAGAGTATTAAGTCACACTATCAGAACTGGGAATGGAGTAAGCTATCTGAGCAAATAGACAAGGCTCATATACAAGTACTGGAGGAGTTCGAAACTAAGGAGTTGTTTAGTGAGTTATTAACTAAGGTGACTGAGGTGACAGATGCGGTGACACTAGATAAGCTAACTAGGATACACTTGACCAGTGATTAGGCTACTGTATATAGGCTATATCATTTCTACTAAAGGGATTAGCTGTATCACCCCTTAACTGGCAGTCAGGAGGTACATACTCTTAATGTACTGAGCACAAGATAAATAATACATAAGCGGTGACAAACACGGTGACCATATAGCTATTAGGCACTTCTCCGCTATCGGATGACTGTTGTATATACAAGTAAGATACTGCCACTCATAAGGATTAAGCAAATGTAAAGTCTACTTGACACGGGATTCTAAACTGGTTAACCAATGGAGGATATGAGGGGTTGTGATGAGGGTGATGGATTGAAGACGTCTTTTTAGCTATTACTCTAATTTTACTCTCTATCTGTATCTGGTTTCGGCTATCTCTATTTTGGCTACTATGAGGTTTTAGCTGTCTCTCTACCTATGTAAGTAGTCTATCTCTATAGTCGCTCGGGACTCTTCTTAGTATCTTTCTCGCTTCGCTCTATATCTTAGGCTATTCTTCTCAGGCTACCTCTAATGCTCTTTGAATAATGGTTTTGACGTTATCATTAATGGGCTGTATCTTATAAGGGGCTAAAGAATAAAGAAACTGACTCACTGGCTAATAATATGCTATTAAGTATTGTCTTACCCTATATAGTAAAGAGAGGTTTAGTGAAGTTATTCAGGACGCTTTCGCTTACGTGGCCTTGTCCCTTTTGTAGTTTCGGGGGTTATCATTCTTAAGTATATTATACTAAAATACACCATATGACAGTATTCTCTTTAGGGTTGTGTGCTCATTTGACGTACTTTTTGCTACTTTGTTTTAATCCCGCTTATCACTTTTCACTCCCAAGCAGTATCTCTTATGTACACTTCTAAGTTAAAGTTATCAACCATATAATTATTTAGGCCTAATAATATCAACCTAAGTACACTATTTATATTAAAGTTATTAACAATTAGCTAAAGTAGGACGTCATAGCTATATAGAAGTAGTTTTTAATAAAAGAACTGCCTATTGCATTGCTTAAAAAATGCTAGTATAAAGTTGTTTTGAACAAAAAGAGTAAAACCACAATCTAGAGTGCAGCGTCGGAAGCTGAATAAAAGATTTAAAACAAATATTAGAGACCTTTAACTAACTCGATGTGTTCCGACCACAGACAGTGAAATTAGAGGTCTTTTTAATTAAATACAGTCGGAATGAGAACACTAAACAACACAAACAAGAGAGCAATTAAGGATTTTACATCTAACTTTCTATTCACCTTTCTAGCTACCTCTATACCAGTACAAATAATTATACATATAGACTATATAGATGCAGTATTGACTCTTTTTACTTTAGCTATATAATGAGTACTCCTGAAAACACTATTTATTATAGTGACTACCTAACTGAGGTAGAATCTGAAATGCTTTCTAGAATTGAGCAGGCTAAAGAGGACGGTAGAGACATACTTTTTGTAGCTGAATGTGGAGCTGGAAAGACTACAGCCTCTGTTAATATTGCTAAGACTTTAATTGCAAAAGGAAAGGAGACTGGAATAGTTGTTCCTCTTCAGGCTATTGTGAAGTCTAAGGAGGGCTCAGATAGTGAGGTAGACTTCGGACATGGTAAGTATTTTGAAATGGCTAACGCTTTAAGAGATAACGCTTACTTCACCGTCTACAATACATTCTCAAACTCTAATAAGACTAACACTACTGAGTACTTATTTTGTGATGAGCCACAGACGTTAATCCAGCAAGCTAACATTAGAGGTGTAGTTAATACTAAGATAATCACGTCTAAAGCTACTAAGATTTATTTAACAGGCACACCCTATATGCTACCTCAAGCCCTTGACTGTGATGTAGTCTACATGGAGAAAAGAGTCCCTTCAAAGCTTAAGAGAATTGTAAAATACTACTCCTCTGATGATAACGATGCTAGTATAATATTAAAGATAGCTGAGCATAATAAAGGGAAATGTACTAAGGTGATAAGAGTGAACGATATAAAGGTGATAACTAAAATGGCTGGGCAATTAAAGCAAATGGGTCACAGTGTCGCTACATACTACTCTGCAGACTCTGAGGAGGCTTATAGGCTAGAAAATGAAGATTACATCCATAATAACAGTTATGACACTCTAAGGAGAGGCGTATTTAATGACGTAGACTTCGTATTGTGTACCTCAGCTTTAGATAGTGGGGTAGACTTAGTATGTAATAGGGAGCTATTCTTATACTGTATAGGACGTTCTGACTATGAGAGAAAAACTAGGTTAATGCCACACCCTGTAGACGTTAAGCAATTCTCTGCAAGACCAAGAAAGCAAAAAGTAGTAAAAGTATATTGCATTGGAAAGTTTGCAGGATTACAAAACTATACGTCTGACTACTGGTTAGGTCAAGAAGCGATTATAGATATGTTTAAAGAAATCTCAATAGATGAATTAGACTACTTACAAAAGCTAAATAAGACTTACCAAAATGCTGAATATAACAGTGAATCCACATGGGTAGAGATGCTTACTTCGTTTGGCATGATAGTAGAACCTAAAGGCTTCTTAGACACTATAGATGGCATTAAAATCAATTTAAGATACGATTTAGAGGTTATTAAGCACGTTTGTAAGGCTAAGCAGTATGAGGACATAGATAAGTCTAGAGCCTACACTATATCCGCTCCTAGTGGCTTCACTACTAACCACACCTATCATTTAGGCATAAACTTAGAGTCGATTTCTAACACTAATACAGTTATATACAAAGAGTCAGATTATGTACAAATAGAGGCTTTAGCTACTCACATAAGAAAGGCTTCTGAATTAGGTATAGACATTTCTCCCTTTTTAACAGAGAGAGAATTTAGAACGGGTAAGCTGAAGGAAATAATAGACTGCTTATCGTACATAAACACTTCTATGGCTTTAGGCTCTGCTATAAGAGACATGATTACAGAAGGCAGCATATCTAAAAACGACTTGAGACTACTAGAGGGAGAGGGAGAGAAATTAGAAACATTCCTTAAGACCTATTTCAATGTAAATAGAAAAGCATTCCGCGACGACAGGCTTAAGAATATTCACGTTAAAGGATTGAAAAACAGTAAGATAGTTCCTCCGATGGCTTTAATAGAGCATCTAGAGCACGTTAAGTCAGAGTGGCTAAACCCTCTAATAAGGAAACTTGAGAAGATTAATAAGAAAGAAGACATAGTACAAACTACCAATAATGGCACACAATTATCAATAAATATAATATGAAAGCAGAAGTAAATTACACCGTATCGAAAAAAGGTAATACAGACAACCTAGCTCTACCTAGTAAGTGGGATTACTACGAAATCGTTAACATGGAAGGAGAAGTATCTTACTACACTCCTGAAGCCAGAAAGGAACTATTAGCTATAGTAGAAAAAAGAGAAGATGTAGAGGTAGAAATGTTTTACGAGTATGCAGCTGGATTCGCAAGAAAATGGAACGAATACAACGAAGGCATGATGTACGTGGATAGAATATCTTCTAGGCCAGCGCCAGACTTTGTCCTCACTAGAGGAGTATCATTCGGTAAGGGTAGCAAAGCTTTTCACAAGAATTTTACAGGAGTACAAATAGACACTATTAAAATATCATTTAAACACTAATAATCAAAACTATGAACTACACAAATTTAACAGACGAGCAGATGTTAGCCAGTGCCATAAGCAATCTAAACGCTTTCGCCTCAATGCTAAGAACTAAGAGAAAAAACCACTTTATCTTTAAGGTAGCTAATAAGAGTAAAGCTCACTGGATAGCAGAGTTAGATGCTCTATCAATGGCCTTACAGATTAACTACTACAGAATCTCAGATAATAATTAAGGTTGATAACTCCGAAGAACTAAAGAAAATAAATAATACTAAATAAATTAATTTTAAACTAAATAAAAGAAACAAAATGAAGACAACTACTACAAAGCAAAAAATGCTAAAACTTGAGCAGGATTGGACTAGAACTATTTTAGATTATAACTATGAATTGAGAGTTAGTTCAGGGGGCTATTCGTGCTATGGTTATGAAGGGGATAAGTCTGGGTGCTCAGGATACTTCTACTTACATTCAGGCTCTTCTATAGAAGATTTTACAGTAGATTTTGCACTGTACCAAAATGACACTGTTGATAACCCTATTCTATCTCATGACCTTATAAGCGAACTAGCTCAAAGACCTATGGAAATAGCGATGTTCATAGCAACTACTAGGCCTATGTAAAGATATATTGCTTCATAAGCAACTCAGGAGGTAGTTCTCCTCAAAGATTAGCCCTGTAGAGATATAGGGCTTTTTGGGTTAAAGGTTTTAAAATGGTATTAAAATATTGTTTCTAGTATGAAGAGCTAGGTTGCGGCTGTGATGGCTGGCTTAGTTGTTCACTAATCTGTTAGTTGATTAGGATAAGGGGCGAGGCTGATTACCTCTTCTTTTCCGTTATTTACGTTGTTACGAATAAATAAGCTCTACTTAGGTGGGGCTTTTTTTATGCCTATAATCTACACACTATAAATATATATTATACTGATAAAATGTTAACAACTTTCTTTCTATAGTAGGCCAAATACTGCAATTACGGTGTTTTTAATAAAAATAGATACGTAAGGTATCAAAGAGAGTAAAATAACAAGGGTAAAACCTAAAAGCAAACACTATGAAAAACGTACTAACAGTATTACTACTAACTACAGCTGTATTCTTAAGCAGCTGCTCTAAAAAAGACGGTCTCTTCTCAGACGGGTGTCTTAATTCCTACCACAAACCATCATCATGTTATATCGCCAAGAACTTCGGAATAGATGAAGACTGCGCTGGTAACCCAATTTACGTATTAGAAGCTACTAAGAATGGTAAAACCTACTACATCAATGTTGTTTACACTACTTGGATGAATACAGGATATAACGAAACAATCTGCTTCTAATGGAGAATGTAATCAAACTAGTAGACACTACTAAGCCAATGCTATCTATCAATGAGCTATTTAAGCTTAACCTTTCAGAGGCCCAAATGAAGAAGTACATCTCAGTATATCAATACGCATCTAAAACAATTAAAGAAATAGAGAATGTTTAGAAATGGATTTGAACCCCTGCATAACGCCTCTACAGTGAGAAAGATGGTGGATATAAGTAAGCCTCCGATAAAGAGAGAAGCTTTAGAAGCTGAAGGAATTAAAGAGAGACTTATAAACTTCTACTTCACGCATTACCAGTGGCAATTAAATAGAAAGAAATAATTATTAACCAATTAGCTAGGCTTCAGAGGGTTAGCCTTTAATAAGACCCTCACACAAACTAAGAAACATTATGACAAATAGAATTAAAATAGGATTCGACCAAAGAAACTACGACAGAGCAACTAAGCTCCATAACAGCTACAAGTTAGCTTTAAAAGACATTAAGGCACAAGCTAAAACTCTAGGGGTAATCGTAACAGAAGATGAGCTCTTATTAGGAGGAACTGCTTTCACAATGGTAGCAGATAAGTTGGTTGCGAGTATGGACTTAAATCTTCCTAACATCTCAAGCACTAAGTACTTAACCATGACGGATATAGACCTAACTGGTCTTTCAGCAGCTTCTAACCGTTTTGAGCAAGCAAAAGACTTCAAGTTTAAGCCAACAAAGGAGCAATTCACTTCTTATGTACCTGACCATCAGATGGATAAATACTTAGAATTAGTAAAGTATGAAGATATGCTTAATGAGATGAATGAGGCTGGGCTTATAAAAAACCTAATTGGTGTACAGCAAGCTACTGCAGGCCTTTTTAGAGTAGATACAGCTTCAATGAGCTACAAATTAAACCTTCAATAATGAAGACTAAACGAAACAGAATACAAGTAATTAAAACAACTAAAATTAAAAGAGATGAAAAAAGAAATGTACAAAGTAAGAGGCTTATCAAATAGCCAATTTAAGACGTATGCAGACGCTTTAAGTGCTGCTAATGGTAATGAGGACAGAATCCTTAGCCCAGTAAAACAAGTGACTCTAGAGGAGTCTATTGAAGAGGTAGAGAAAGAAGACAAACCTCAAGAAGATGGAGACTCTTAAAGAATTAGCAAGAGACCTAATAGTAATAGTACTAATCACAATAATAATAATAACCTTAAAAAATTAAATTATGCCAATTACACAACCAACCAAAGTAAACACTAGAGATACTAACCTATTCGAAGCAGACGTAGAAAGCTATAACGTGGTAACAGAAGACGTATCTGGAGACTATAGACTAGTAACTAAAACAACTACCGGAAATGGGGGCACGCAAGAATACCTCTCAATCGTATTAGCTTCAGAAGCACCAGAAGCAGGAACTAAAGTATTTGACTCTTATGGAGCAGGTTCAAGAACAGAAGTAACAACTGTAGAAGCAGTAGACCAAGTGATTACTAGAACAACTAAGCAACGCCTTGAGAATGGTGTAGTGGTATCTTCATTCAGCTCTGAGTCTAATGGATAAGCCCTTAATTATGACTGGTTCTATACTAGACCATCTAGAGGGGCTACCGACAGACGTAAAGAAGTATTACGTAGCTCAATGCCTAAACTTCGAGCAGAGAATTATTAAATCAATACTAAACTATAAAAAAGAAGATGAGTAATACATATAACGAAAGTACACACGATAGAGCTAAGAGGATTATGAAGGAGTTTGCAGATAAAGCTCCTCAAGTAGAAGAGACTCCAGTAGAAGCTCCCCAAGAGGCTCAGCTAGACACTGCAGCTGCATTTGAGAAGTTATTAGAACTTCAGAAGATGATGGAGAAAATGGAGGAGAAACTAGAAGCTGACTTTATTAAATCTCAAGAAGATGAGAATGATGATAAAGCTTTAGAAACTCTAGAGAAACTTCAGGCAGAGCTAAATAAACTCACATAATGAAACTCACGGAAAGAGTAGCGGTTAGATTAACGAAGGAGCAAGTCGAATTTCTCGGCACTCCTTTATCTGACAACCTGAGGGCTACAATAGACTTTGTAATTCAATTAAACAATCAAACTAATGAGCATACTAATAGATAGTCTAGAAACGAAACTAGCAGAGAAGGAAAAGCTGGCCTTAGAGCTTCTAACAGAAGCAATCGAGGCAGGACTAACCAAAGAAGAACAAGAGGCCTTAGACGGCTTCACAGACTTCTTAAACAAACAATAACTAACTAATCAAAACGTAACAAAATGAAAACAAGTAACTCTAAGAAAAAAGCCACTTCTAGAGTATTAGTAATCGGAGACATTCACGCTCCATTTAACTTGCCTGGATACCTTAAACACTGTAAGGATACCTATAAAAAGTACAACTGTGATACAGTAGTATTCATCGGTGATATTGTCGACAACCACTACAGTTCTTACCATGAAGCCGACCCTAATGGATATGGCGGGGGTGAAGAACTTAAAAGGGCTATTGATGAAGTAAGGCAGTGGTACAAGGCCTTTCCAGAGGCTCACGTTACAACTGGTAACCATGATAGGATAATAGCAAGGAAAGCGTTCTCTAGTCAAGTACCTAAAGAATGGCTTAAAAGCTATAACGACGTTCTAGGAACTCCTAAGTGGAAATGGGTAGAAAGAGTGGTAATTGATGATGTTCAGTACGTTCACGGCGAAGGTGGCAGTGCCCGAACAAAGGCTAAGAACGATATGCAGAGCACAGTACAAGGCCATATCCATACTCAAGCTTACGTAGAGTGGTCAGTAGGTAGAAACTTCAAAGTATTCGGAATGCAAATCGGTTGCGGTGTAGATGGTGACTCTTATGCTGCTGCTTATGCTAAGAACTTCAAGAAGCAAGCTATAGGCTGTGGAGTAGTACTGGAAGGAAAAGTAGCTATTAACGAATTAATGGATTTATAAAATAAAATGTATGACAGAGAAACAGAGAGAAGCTAAGACTAGGTACAACAATAGAGTAAAGCTAAAAAGAGAGGAAGATAAAAGGAAAGCTAAACTAGCTAAAGCAGAGGGATTTAAAGACTTAGAAAGTAATAAGGTTGTATATAGAGTTAAGGGTGATAATACTAATTACAGCACCTACCTGAAAGCTGAGCTCTCAACAATGAATATAGTAGAAATCAATAGAACTATAATAACTAGAAGATAATGGAAAATAGAAATAAGAAGGGGCAGTTTGTTAAAGGCAATACTATTAAGCATACCAAGATTAAAGAAAGACAGATAGCCAAGGCGGTTATGAGTGAAATGGAAAAGCTACAAGCTGCAATATATAACGAATCACTAAGACAAATTCTAGAGGCACTCAATAACGGAGAGCTAACTACTAGAGAGGTTATATCTGTAATGGGTAATATAGGAGACTTTATTACTCCTAAGAAGACTACCAAAGATGCTAAAGGCAAGGTGCAGAAGCTAGACCTTAATAAATTCAAAGCCTTATTAGATGACTGATATAAAAAAATACTTAATAGATGCAGTAGAAAGACAGGAAATCATTGGATATAAAGGCCTTACTCTACTACCTACGGGTCACATTATCCCCTTAGACACTGGTATTCAAGGAGTAATTTTGTCGGACAAAGGCGAGAGTTCTGACTCTATTACTGACTTACCTGAAGAGCGTAAAGAAGTTAAGACGTATATAGAACGGAAGTTTAGCCCACTATTCCAAGACAAGGCACTAACTATCAATGTTGGTGGACGTGGTTCTGGAAAGACTATAGCTACCTCCATCTCTACCCTTATAGAGACGTTTAAGGAGAAGAGAAACATTCTTATACTCAGATTCAATAAGTCTAGTGTAAAGGATAGTATATATAGCGAGTACGTAAAGCATATAGAGAATTGGGAGCTTCAAGATTACTTTGATATTACTAACAACACTATAGAGAATACTTTAACAGGTTCTAAGCTACTTTTTAAAGGGATTAAGACTTCGCAAAATGACGTCCGTGATACATTGAAGGGAATTACTGAATTAAGTACTGTATTAATAGAAGAGGCTGCAGATTTAGATA